ATGGATTTTCAGTACTATGGAATATTGCCTTCATACCCAAACCTAGTAGTCTGCGATCAGCAATATATCTTATATACTCTTTAACTTCTTTTGCAGTTAAATCAGGAATATCCGCACCATCAAAACAAACATCAATAAAACTATCTTCTAGTTCTACTACTCGTTCTGCAGCGCAGTATACTTCATACTTTAACTTATCAGTCCACAAATGTGGTCTTTCTTGTATGAAAGTTCTGAACAGTTTTGACATTCCTTCTACGTGAAGGGATTCATCTCTAATAGACCATGTTACTATTTGGCCCATACCTTTCATAAGATTATGTCTTGGTAGATTAAGAAGTATAGCAAAACTACTAAATAATTGTACTCCTTCCGTAAATCCACTATAAACTGCCATTGTTTTTGCCATTTCATGCTCATTTCTCATATTAAAATCTGTGAGATAATCATGTTTATCTGACATTGCTTGAATCTGGGTAAACATCTGATACTCGTCTTCCGATTTACCTAGAGTCTCTAATAGAAGGGAATATGCTTCTTGATGTACTGCTTCCATGGCAGCAAAGCTAACAAGCATCATTCTTACTTCTGGTTGTTTGAATGTTGGAAGATAATGCTTAGCATACCCACAACATACATCTACATCAGCTTGTGTAAAGAATCGGAAGATATTATCTACCAATGCTCTATTCTCTGGTGTAAGTTTTTCTTTATAATCCCTTATGTCGTCTTGTAATGGTACTTCATCAGGAAGCCAATGCATCTGTTGTTGCTTTTTATACATCTCAAATGCCCAAGGGTAGTTAAAAGGTTTATAATAATCTCTTTCTTCTAATAAGTTCATTTAACCCTCACAACTAAGACAACCTTCTTGTTCGAAGATTATTTCTCTTTTTACTTTATTAGATACATTATCCGCACGACTAATTGCCTCACTTCGTAAATAATAAAGAGTTTTCATATTTTTAGCCCAAGCCAACATATGAACATTGTGTAGGTCTCCTTTATTAACATCAGGTGGAAAAAATAGATTTACACTTTGTGATTGACAAATAAACTCCTGCCTCATACTAGCGTGCTCTACTACCCATGCCTGATTAATTTCTACCGCTGTTTTAAAGACCTCTCTTTCTTCCTCAGATAGAAATTCTAAATGTTGAACACTACCTTTATTAGCTATAATGCTAGACCAAGTATCATCTGTATTTTGATTATATTCTTCTAATACTTTTTCAAGAAACTTATTCTTTTGCAAATATGAGCCAGATTTAGTTTTCTGATTGTAAGCATTTGCCCTGTAAGGTTCTATACTAGGTGAAGTGTTTCCACATATAATAGAACTACTGGCATTTGGAGCTATTGCTAATAAATGTGCGTTTCTTACTGTGCAAGAATCATCATCTGGGCAGGCTCCTCTTTCTGCTGCAAGTCTTTGAGTTTCTTTCAAAGCATTACTCTTTATGTAACTAAACATTCTCATATTATTACTAGTTGCCCACATTCCTTCAAAAGGCAAGTTATTTTTCTGTAGGTATGCATGGAATCCCATTGCTCCTAAACCAATACTTCTTTCTCTAGAAGCACTGTACTTAGCTCTTTCTAATTCATTCGGAGCATTCTCTATAAAATATGTCAACACATTATCTAGAAAACGTACTAAGTCAGGTATAAATGCTGGGACTTTTGACCATTCATCAAAATACTCCAGATTCACACTAGATAAACAACATACTGCTGTCCTTTCTTCGTTTGTCGCAAGAGTAATTTCAGAACAAAGATTAGAATGATTTACTTTTAAACCTTTCTTTTTCTGAAACTCAGGTAAATCTGCATCTACAGCATCTTCAAACATGAGATAAGGTTCTCCTGTTTCCATTCTGTTTTGTAGTAATTTTACCCAAAGTGTTCTTGCACTTACTGTTCTTTTGACTTCTCCGCTGTGCGGGTCGATAAGTTCCCATGAGTCGTCAAAGTTTGGTTCTTTTGTCGCTTTGTGGATAATTTCCATGAACCTATCTGGGACAACAACACCGTGATGTAAATTAATACACTTCCTATTAGTATCTCCGCCAGTTGGTTTTCTAACATCTAAAAATTCCTCTATTTCGGGGTGAGACATATGTAAATACGCAGCATAACTACCCCTTCTTGTTATACCTTGTGAGAAAGCAAGCATTTCTGCATCTACTACTTTCATAAAAGGGATTACCCCTGTACTTTCTGAGCCTTTCGATGTCTTTGTGCCTTGTGCACGAACATCACTCCACGCTCCACCTATTCCACCACCCATTGATGATAGATAAGCATTTTCTGTGTAATGACCAGTAATACCCTCTCTACTGTCATCTACGTAATTAAGAAAACAACTAATAGGCAGGCCTCGTTGAGTGCCCCCATTTGATAGTACAGGAGTTGCAAACATAAACCATAGATTACTAGCGTAATCATATATCCTTTGCGCGTGGTCTTCGTCATCAGCAAATGCTGAAGCTGCCCGCGCAAATGCTTCCTGTGGTGATTGTTCATCACCCACTAAATACCTATCTTGTAAAGTTTTCTTACTAAAGTCTGTTAGCAAATTATCTTTGCTATAATCAATCTCTAACTTCATTCAAATACTCCAATATTTGTGAGGATAAATCCTCTAAATTCATGTCTGCTTCTATAATTGCTTGTTCTGAATAACTCTCTAAATCCATGAGTTCTGCGTTGAGCAATAGTCTATCTGCGTTTTCATTAAGACTTTGTATAAATTTATACTTGCTGTCTATAGGACAAGCATTATAAATATCAAATAAGTCCCCGTACTGTTCAATTAATGATACAGCTCTCTTTGGGCCAATACCTGCAATTCCAGGAACATTATCTCCTGTATCGCCTGCTAGACATTTAAGCGTTAGATATTTATCTGGCTCAACATCATAATGATCGTCCCAATTATTAATAGTAATCTCTTTTCTAGTTACTGTACTGAATCGAGATACTTTATCTTGTATAAGTAAATCCCAGTCTTTATCTGACGATATCAACCAAATTTCATCTATACCAAATTCTTTTTTCTTTCCAACTATCCATGCGGCTAAGTCATCAGCCTCTAATCCACTTTGTTTTATTGTTAAGTGTCCTTTCTTTTTTAAGTTAGTAAAAGCATTACTAAACTCGCCCATAAATTGAGCAAACTCAGCTTTTTCTTGTTCGGTTTGTTCTGCATATTTCTCCTTTCTATTCGCCTTGTATATAGGAGAGATATTTTTTCTATAAGTACTGCCACCGTCTGCTAGTACTATAATGTTCCCACAGTTGTAGGACTTTGCCAAACTTTCAACAGTTCTTACATAGTCGTGTTTAAATTCTAATTGTCTTGAATGTTTCCATCTAAATGCAACATTAAGACCATCAACTATCAGTAAGTTCCCATTCTGGATCTGGTTCCCAAGGCTTGAGAAGTTTATCGCCATTTGTAAATTCCACTTTTTCGTTTTCTAGCCACTTGTCTGCTAATACAATATATGCACCGAGCCAGTTTATGTACATGTATCTTTTTGTTTTCACAGGCTTTCTTGTAGTCGCAATATACCATTGCGAGTAATTCTGTTTCATAACTAGTAGAGGCTCTTGTTCCATTTCCTTTGCCTGTGAAATCGCCTTTGTCCACCATTTTACAAAATTATTATTCTTTTGTGTAAAGATTTTCTGATTAAATGCCATGTCCCGATAGTGCTTTACTTCAATGAGAAATATATTATGCTTTTCAAGAACATACAAATCTCCCTTAATTTTACCACTACCACTTCCTGGCGTTCCTATAAACTCAAGTCCTGTATATGTTTTAAGCATAGCAGCGACTTGAAGTTCTGCTTTACTCCCTTTTTGTCTTGAATTTACCACTAATCAGTTCCTTCTATTTCGTTTAAGTATTCTCTCATTTGTACCGAAGCCCTTTCAGTAGAACTCATTGCCTCTAACACACAGTCAGGGCACTTCATTCCTACAGGCAGGTACACTCTCTTGTCCGTATGAGGACATTCGTGATACCAAAATGTATCTCCTTCTTTTGCCATATCATTCCAAATGACTAATATTTTCTTCTTTAATTACTTCAATCTTTGCGACCAATGGGTGAGTCCAGCCATGAGAAACCAAATATGTATTTAGATCTTCTTCAAGTAGTATCTCTACTAACTTTTCCTTTCCTTCATCATCAAGCACACTTATTATTTCATCAAGGAACAGCGTATTAATCCTTGAACTAGAAATACTACTCATTAGTTTTCGTATCGCTAGTAACGTTGCTGTATTAACTCTTGCGAGTTCTCCAGATGATAATGCTAGAATATCTACTACTTTCGCATTATCTGTAATCTCTACATTAAGTTTGTCGTTCGTTACAACAAACTCTAAACTGAATCTACCATCTGATAGTTCAGCCAAGTATTCATTTGTTAATTGTTCTAAATCTTTTACTAGATTTTCAATTTTATAAGCAAGTAGTCCGTTTGTACTAAATGCTTTCTTAAGTATCTCTAAGTGTGCGGACTTTTCTTCTACCTTAACTAAAGCCGCGACAATTCCTTCCAGTTGCGATTCCATATCGTCAGTTTGTTCCTGTATGATAGAGATACGAGTGTTGTGGCGTTCTGCCACCATATTCTCTGAACTTATCCTTTCTATCTCAGTACGAATATTCGCAATCTTGGAAGTAAGTTCGTCAATTTGGGAAGAAAGTAAGTCACCGTCTAAAATTTGAGAAGGTAGACTGTTGTCCACAATTTTCATAAGTTCTTCAAACTCGCGTTGTTGCACTTCCCTACGCACTACATTCGCATTATGCTCTTGACCTTCTTCAATCTCCGCGCGGACATTTGTTATTTCTTTCTGCGCCGATTGTTGTAGTCTCTCATAACCTTTTATAAGTCGTTCGCGATTTTCGGAATCTATTTCTTGCTCACAAGTTGGGCATAACCCCTCGAGTTCTGATAATTTCTCTAAGTGTGCTATGGATTCAGACAATTGGGAATTGTATTTCCCAAGTTTCTGCGACATAGCGTCAAGAGGAATCTTATCGCCTTTATAAGAAAGATACTCTCCTTGTTCAACCTGTTGCAACTGCTCCAAATTAAAATTATTATCTATAATTTTTTTATTATTTTCTGAAATTTTTTCAAAATCGCTTCGTAAACGCTGTAAATCTTCTTCATCTTTTTGTGAATATTTTGGTAGATTTATAATAGGAAGTATGTTAGTACTCTCTAATTTATTTTCATCTAACCATTTCACTATTGTATTAGACTCACTGTTTAGACTATTTATTTCAAAAGAAATCTCTCTTGATGCTTCCTTGAATATTTCAAAGAACTCAACATATTCTTCTAGCTTTAAAAGATCAATTAGAAACTTTTTTCTGTTTGTATCTGTCGCAGTTAGAAACTGTAATGATGTGTTCGTATTTTGATATACAAGTTGTGTGAAAGTCTTAAAATCAAGACCAAGTAGTTCTTGGACTGTCTTATATGTGTTGGTTGCAGTATGACTAGAAATATCCTCTCCATTTTCATAGAGTTTACACTTTATACTAGCTTTTCTACTTACGTCAATTTCGTACTCATTCTCGTCTACTGAGAATGTGAGATTAATTGAATATCCTTTGTTAATGAATCTGTTTTGTATTTCTTGCTTTTTAATTCCTTTACTATTCTTATTAAATAATACTTCTTCAAGTATTAAAGGAATACTAGACTTTCCTTGTCCGTTTGTTCCTACAAGTTGAGTAAGGTTACTATCATTTAATTCAAGAACATTATCCGACCCATAACTAAAACAATTATCCCAGCGTAGCGTTTTTAGAGTAATCATTAAACACTCCCATTATTTGTTTTATTTTTTCATCATTTAAATTCAGTATAGCACTTAAGTACTCTACCAGTTCTTCGTCCATAGTCATCTCTTTGAGATTAAGTGTAGCTTCTGAACTTCGTTTTACTACTTTCTTATCTAGAAGTTCAGAGTTTTTAACATTTGCTAAATCAGCTACGTCTCCTTCTATTTCATATATTGTGTGATGAAAGTCGGACGCTATCATTTCTTCTTCCGTACTTACAGTTTTTCTAATAAGCTGTGGAAGATCGAAAGTGTCCCACGTCCAACTAAGGTCATCATGAATTAGAAGGAACCCTGTAGTAACTAAATCTCTATGAAAAGAAGTAGTCATAGGGCTGCCTGGATAGATAATGTTTCTCTGCGTATTGGAGTGGCTATGTAGGTCACCCGCAAAAACTACAGGAAAGTCACTAAATCTATCTAGGTCTACCTCTGGTGTAACATGAGGTGGGATTTCTCCCCTCACATGAGTAAATAGAGGTTTATTTTTATTGCAAAATTCTATTGAACCTTTCCTATGCAAATCTGCGTAAGGAAGGATAGTACCCCAAGGATACTCAGTAGTTGTATCTACAATTTCGACTAAGTCGTTTACATCAGATGTGGCTCTTGCTAGGTTAGAAAAGAAAGTCTTATGTTTCTTAGTTGCCTCATGGTTACCATCATAAATAATAGTAGGAACTTTCACATCTTTAATAAAATCAAAGTACAATGTAAGTTCGTCCATTGTAGGAACTCTATCGAATAAGTCTCCACCAATAATATGCATACTAACATGCTGTTCTAATTCTTGAATTGCTTCAAAGAACAACTTGTATCTACTGCATGCCCATGCCATTGGTACATTCTTTTGACCTAACTTTAAGTGCCAATCTGCTGTAAATAAAATCATGCTACGAAGTCTTCCCCAGGTTGCCAGTCACAGCCAGTGAGACCACCAGCTTTAAGTGCCTGTAAAGTTCTGAGAGTTTCTTCAGCATTTCTGCCTGTATCTAGTGCATTAACTGATACATGTTGGATTACTCCGTCAGGGTCAATTATGTAAGTCGCTCTAAGACATACACCTGCCTTCTTGTCAACTATCCCTAGTTCACTAGCAAGTTTCAGTCCGCAATCAGCAGCAAGGATATGTTGAATATCTCTTATCATACCTACTGATGTTTTCCATGCAACTTTACAAAATTCATTGTCTCCGCTGACTCCAATAACATCTGCCTCTTCTCCGATAATATCCATAGCGGCTATCTCAGTTGGGCAAATAAAAGTAAAGTCTTTGGGATAGAAATATATTACTGTCCACATGTTTGGGGCGAGTACATCTATATCTACGAAAGTATTGTCTTTCTCCACACCTATTAAGTGTAAGTCTGGAAATGTTTGTCCTACTCCTATCATAATCTTCTCCTAACTAATACTGAACTCACTGTCCACATCTGAAGGTGCTTCAGCAGCATCAGCGGGTTGAGTTACTCTTTGCAATAGCTCTAACTGAGCATCTGCAGTTGGTCTAGGAAGAACGTCGTCCATTGAACGAATGTCAGCTATAGAAGCTGTTTCTTCCTCAGTTAAAGGTCTTGGTTTACATTTAAGAGCTTGTAATCTGTACTCTACATTGAAAGCCATAGGCCCTGTTTTAACTCTCTGGAAGCAAACGTCCCACCCTGTTTCAGGGTCAGTTGGATCGCCTAAATCTTCTGCGGCAACCATTATCTGTTCCATGAGTTTTTTCTTAAGATTAACAACTTTAACGTTGCCATCAGCTGGGTCAATCGCTTGAATAGCGTATGCCCAACCACATTTTAAATCAGGAAAGAACTCTCTTACATAGTCCTTATCCTTGTTATTGAAAGTTTCTGTATCTCTATCGAAAGCTAAACATTCCATAGGAATATTTTTATTGTTTTCGCCTTTAATCCAGTAAACATATCTAGGCAGTATATCTCCTACTAGACGGAATTTATTATCTCCTTCTTTGTAAGTATACTGGTCTATCTTTTCTTTTTTAGCAGACCCTTGGGCCTGATTAAATTTTATTGCCATTTATTTTCTCCAATTAGCGTTATCTTCAAACTTAAAGTGTACTAGACCATCTTTAATCTGAAGCAGTCTGTTGCGATTTACTATCGTTGTGTCAACAGGCAAGTGTAGCAACTCTAGTGTTGTCTTACCTGATTGCATAAATTCAAAGTAATTACGGAATGAAGCAACTGCTATATATTCTGCAGCTTCTTTATTACTGTAATTTCTTCTTTCTACCAGCAACTGTCGAGGGTTACACAGAAAGCTATCCCCGAGAAAACTTTTCCCAAAGTACTTGTATGTTTTATCCTTTCGGCTGGCTGGGATTCTCTTATAAGTTAAGAGATGAATAATAGTGAGAATTGAAACACTATCGCCTTTCGTTTCTCTAAATATCTTTTCCC